TTGGGAACGTACTTACCAAGGCGGAACGCCCATCATAATTTACAATTAAATTCCACATACAGTAATCCTAATCATTATCATACGATTGATTCCATAATCTATTAACAAAATCTTCCCTATCCTCCATGATTTCATCAAGCTCTCTCTTGGATAATCTCTTGGCTTCCTTGGTATTATACCCTTCATTAAGGTACTGTTTAACAAGATCCCTAAAGATATTGTTGCGTTCCTTTTGCCATAAATTTTTAGCCATCTCACTCTAAACCCTCTAAGTCTTTGAAAAATTTATCTCTTTCTTCTTGTAATGTTACATCATATCCTGATTCTTTCATCATTAACCATAGCTCTTCACCGTACCCTAAAGATTTTCTCAGTACATCCTCTTTCTGAAGTCTGTGCCAATCAAAGTCATAAACTTTTGTCATCGTGTTCCACCCATCCAGTGTTAGCATTTACTTGTTTCTCTTTTGCTAAGTCACTTCTTAATTTATCTATTATCTTTTCTTGTTCTTTTACTCTGGACTTTAACATCTTAATATTAGTATTTAATATATCCCAAGCTGATTTTAAGTTGCTGTCTTCTGACATAGTATACTCCCATCATTGAGTGTTGTCAATATAAAAGACATGATTATCTATCTGCCCTACGATAGAAAACCTCTCATCCAATGCCCAGTAGGGCAGTACATATGAAGCATGGTAGTGCGTAGCACCCTCTGTATGGAGCAGGATAACGCCCTTCATGGCAAGCCCTGCTGCATTCACTGCTTCAGCATATGCATCTACATTGGCAATAGTTTCTGGCTTACCATCGCACCAGTAGGAGAAGTGGCACTTGTTTCTGACAGGCTTGCCCTTCCATGTTCTACCCTGTCGTACCACATCACATATATTATCTGGATACCTTTCGGACTGCACTCGTTGAAGTATAACATTTGCCACAGCAAGTTGTGCAACAAAAGATTCTGAACGTGCTTCAAAGTACACTGCTTCTGCAAGACAGGATAGCTCATCTGCTTTTGCTTGTGTAGAAAATACAATTACAACAGCTACTATAAAGTTAAACATGATAAGTTTAAAGTAGTTCATTGCATCCTCTCAATTTTAATTCCAAAGGGGAATCCATTCTGAAGTTCCCTGATACCATGACACATAAGATATGCCGCAGCATCTTCATAGGTTGGGAACGTATGTATTTCTTCGTCTTCTTCAGAAATCATTGCATCAACGCTGTCAATGTCACTCAAGCCATCAATATCTACTTGTGTTATAATGTAATTCATTATATAATTCCTATTAATATTAAATCTATTAGAGTTACAACTACATCTATAATCATCGCCCTTGTCCTCTATATTTTTTCCAGCTACGTCTCTTATGTTTATTGTTGGGACGGGAAAAATTTCCCGCCCCTATAGATGTACGCTTCTTGATCCGATGTTGTGTCGGGTCGTACTTGTTGTCAGTCTGCTTTGCCACTATACCATCTCCAATCGTTTCCAATGTGGTGAGACCATCATCTTACGCACCTTATCTTCACGCAGTACACGGGTGTTAGCTTTGGGTACATGGGTAGACCATGCCGTAGCTGCCTGATAAGCAGTCCACAGTGTACCTTTGGTCTGCTGGCTGTACCCTTCGTAGTTACCCCGTCCAATGAGGTGACGGTTCTCTTCATCAAAGGTTTTCATCAGGGTGGATAGCATTACTTTGTTGGGGCGATGCGCTTTGGTCACGTTGTCTGTGCTTTTTGCCAACGTGTTGCTAAATAAACTGATAGCCTGATCTCTATCAATAGAAGTATTATACCACATTTTCATCTGATCCATGCCATCGTTGGCAATGAAGTCAGATGCAGCCCTTATCTTACTGGCAAAGCTGGTGACAGAGAAGTTCTTTGAGTGGCGACCATACACATAGGCCAGCTTGTTACCATCAACAAGGGTATTGTAACACGCCTGACGGAAGTAACCCATCATCCCGTTGTTAGCCCATGTCCTGTTGTGGCTGG